AAAGTCGCTGAACGGCCGTTCTCATTGTAAGAATGTTCTGTCTTGTCTTTCATAAGATCAATCTGAACGTTGATGTAATCTTTAACGAAAGAATCTGGTTCTGTTATTTTCTTTCCACCACGAATCTGTTCTAGATAAATCACAAACAAATCTAACAAACCATTTTCACGTTTAAAGATAGAGAGATTTTTACCAACAGTCTTCAAGAAGCGTTCAACTTCACGAACAAACTTGTTAACCAATTTGTTTGCGTTTTCGTTATAGTACATTTCTTCTAGTGATTTAGCGGTAATCTTACTATCTAAACCATCAAGATAGATCATACATAGACCAGCGAAATAATCATCTAGTTTGCGGCGATTAATTTCTTTTTGTGTAAAGACACCCGCTGCGGAAAAAGTCTTAGAGTATTTTGTAGCGAGTTCACGAATCTCATCTGCAACATTAGAAAGAATTGGGTTTCTCAACTCTGGTGCGTTAAGAGTAACCCCACTGTTAACAACCAAGAACAAACGAGTAATGTCTTCTCTAGTGGCATTAAGGTAAACCTCTAGAGTTATCTTACGTGAATCTAAAATGTTTTTCATTCCAACGGGTAGTTTGGAGTAAGTGCCATTTTCTGAAGTGATAGTGTACACTTCATCACCAATAACGTAATTGCCTTCGGGTATACTGAATTTGTTTTGTTTGTATTCAAGAATAGTGTTTGTTCGATTATTAGAATCCAAATTCAGATAGGTTGCCCTTTCAACAAACTGAGTAAAATAATCCACAGACTTCTTATCGTTACTAATTTCTGCATTGTTCAGACAAGAGTTTACGTGCGCCAGAATAAATTTTGACGGCGCAGTATTTAAGATCACTGAAACAATAAATGATTGTTTGTTGGATAAGTCCCACCTAGTAACTGATTGACAGTTTAGATCAGCATAGACTTTATCGATGATAGTCAAGTATGATCCGAAAGTGGTGTTTGAAGTTTTTGATTCAACAGATTTGAATGTTACATTTTTCATAATAATTACCTTATATACATTAGTTGGGTTTTGTAGGAAGAGAAGGAGTCACCATGAGTCGTTCTTTGAACCTACAATCATATAGTACCATAAGTATTTCTACTTTGGCAATACTTTTATCGAATAATATCGATATCTTCTGCGTTAGTGTTCCAAGTCTCTACAACGGAACGCAGTCTACCGTCTGACTTCAGAGACTCGTATCGTTTACCTGCCTTCTTACGCCACCATTCAATGACGTTCTCCACTTCGAAACGATCAAAGTTTTCAGCCCTGACCAACTCATCGGTCTCAAGGTTGAGGTACTGTGGTACGTTACTGTACCCGTAGGTAGAGAAGAAGGAACGTTTCTTCTCAGTCAACCCTTTCGCATTAGAAAAGGTCTGACAGAACTTCGCATAGGCATCCTCATCGTGATGTTTGAGAGAGGACTTGATGATAGACGCCATCTTGGTCTGCGTCTTCAACTTGCGTGAAGATGCGTCAGCAGGAACCAAGAACTCACCATCGTTACGTACCTTAAACCAATCGTTCAGTTTACGGAAGTTGTCATCGTTGATGAGCGGTGCGAAGTTTGAGTCTGTCAGACCGTTAAACCTCAATAGTGGTTTCATCCCGTCATACATCGAAGATGACTTGGATGACCCATATAGTGAAGTAGTCTCAAACATACAGATGTTTGCGGCATACTTCTTACTCAGTGCGAGTCGCACTTTGTGGGAACAACAGATGGCTGCAAGTAACTTACCACCAAGGTAGTTGAACCCGAACGGTTGAGTGGGTACAATGTTGAACCCCATTATCACTGACTGATTGAATCGACGCATCACGTCCGGACTCATCGTGTCCAGTGGTTTACCCAACCATTCATTACGTGGACGTGAGTTGATCGTCGGAGAACCGAAACGAATCATACCCACAACCATACCCGAATTCTTTTCTTTGACCAACCACAACATCTGCTTGCCTGGGATACTTGACTCGACGGGTGCAGATGTGGTAATCTCCATGTATGACATGAACTGATCTTGACGACACTCCGAAACCACAAACTCCATATCATTGGGGTGCATGTCGAACTTGTCGAACAGATCATTCTCAGGGCCCATGCCTGGCAAACTGCAAGGGAACGTCTCCATCCGTTCCATTTTAATCTTACGCATGTAATCGTCGATGCGGTCGAAGTTTGCAAAGAACTCTTCGAACACATTCGCAGCGTAGTGTGCGTCTTCTCTAGTTAGTAACATATGATCCTCTCATCAATACTAATCATTATATAGCAAAAGTATAGGGGTTGTCAAGCGTATAAATAGAGAAAGTGATATAGGAGATATTCATGGCAACTCTAACTGACAACAAAAACTATCTACAACCTACAGGGTTTGCGGTATCCATCGAAAAGACGAATTACCCAAACCTTCAATATTTCGCACAGAGTGTAACACACCCTGGCGCTTCTGTCAACCCTATCGAACTGCCAGGCAGAAGAATTTCTGCATTACCCTTTGCGGGTGACAAGATTACCTATACGGAACTGTCCATCGACTTCATCCTTGATGAGGACATGGCATCCTATCAGGAGATGCAGGCTTGGTTGGAGAGAATGGTTAACGAAGGAAACATCACTAAGGCCCAAGCTCTCGCAGATAACACGATATCTACCTTTGCGGATATCACTCTCTCCATCCTCACTAGTCACAACAACCCCAACAAGAGGATTCGGTACTTCAACTGCATCCCTACCAACATTGGGTCTATTGAGTTGAACGCAACTCAGAATCAGACCTATCTAACATACACAGCATCCTTCAGGTTCGATACATTTGAGTTGATTTAATATGCAAAGAATTGAGATTAAGAACAAAAGAGTTCTTGACATATTAGATGATGTACGTTATAATTATACTAAGAAATACGATATCAAAACGATATGTAAGGATTCTGGTCATCCAGATAATGCGAGGTGGTATACCTCAGACAAGTACCGAGATGCTATTATAGCTTCCGGAACTAAACATAAGGGTGGAGCTGATTTTGCACACGCTTGGTTTTTAAAACCTTTTCATATAAAAGATGAAGTAGATGACAAGTTAAGGAAACAATATAAGGAAGATTGGATTGATCTAGATCGGAGATTGAAAATCGAACTTGGTCTTAAGACTAGCGCATTGCTTTTATATTATCCTCCCAAGGGACATATCGAATGGCACAACAATGCTAATGCTTCTGCGTACAACCTGATCTTTACATACAGTGAAACTGGGGATGGTTGGTTCCGGTACTATGACCTAGAGAAGGGCGAGAACGTGACCATGCAGGACAAGAAGGGTTGGAGTCTGAAGGCTGGTTACTTTTCAGATTATGATGAACCAAATAACTTGGTGTATCATTGTGCATACACCGATTGTGATAGGATAACATTGTCCTATGTATTAGGTAAACGTAAAGATTATTGGCAAGATTGTATAGATTATATTAGTGAGGAATAATATGTTAGACCTTGAGTCTGTTTTGAAAGAGTGGGAAGAAGATTCTAAGATTCCCATGCACCAACTTGATGAGACTTCTCGTAGCACCCCATCGTTACATGCGAAGTATCTGCAATACCTGTCACTGACCAAGTTGCAACTGAAACGTGCAGAACACGGTCAGAAGACTCTACTCAAAGACAAGTTCTTCTACTATGAAGGCAAGATGTCTCAGGAAGAGATCAAAGACAAGAAGTGGACGTATGACCCCTTTGAAGGAAACATGCCTACCAAGGCGATGAAAGAAAAGTTCTATGACGCAGACGGAGACATCCAGAAGTCTGAAGAAAGAATTGAGTACTATAAAGTTCTTATAAGTACATTGACGGAAATAGTTGATAGTCTCAAGTGGAGACACCAAACCATTAAGAACATCATCGACTGGAGAAGGTTTGAATCAGGCGGATAACACAATACGAGTGGGATTAGTCAACCACTCTTATATGGCGATTGAGAGTAATCCCGCTCAGGAACAGGAGCTACGGGAGTACTTCTCTTTCTTTGTGCCTGGCCATAAGTTCATGCCCGCATTCAAGAAACGTGTCTGGGACGGTAAGATCAAACTCTACAACCAAGTCACCAAACAACTGAATGTGGGTCTCTATCATCATTTACGTAAGTTCTGTGCGGATCGTTTCTATCCTCTACAGATCGTAGACAGTTATGAGTGGGGTACACCAACCGCAAAGAACAAGATCAACCATCCTGAGTTGGTGAAGTTTCTGGGCGGCCTAAAAACACCCTTTGAACCCCATGAGTATCAGTATGACGCAATCTCTCATGCGGTAGAGAACCGTAGGGCCATTCTACTGTCTCCCACAGGATCAGGCAAGTCTTTTATCATCTATAATATCATGAGGTGGTTTGAGAAGAACGAGAACGGAAAGATTCTTGTTGTCGTACCAACAACCTCTCTGGTAGAACAGATGTACAAGGACTTCTCTGAGTATGGGTATGACGTAGAGAATCACTGTCACATGGTCTACTCCGGTAAGGAGAAGAACACGGACAAGAGGGTCATCATCTCTACGTGGCAGTCCATCTACAAGTTCCCTCATGAGTGGTTCGAACAGTTCCATTGTATTTTCGGAGATGAAGTCCATTTATTCAAGGCAAAATCTCTGTCTACCCTTATGGACAAGTGCGTCAATGCAAGCTATCGCTTTGGTACTACGGGTACACTTGACGGAACAGAGACGAACAAACTGGTATTGGAAGGTTTATTCGGCCCTGTATTTAAGGTGACTACCACCGTAAAACTGCAGGAAAGTAAACAACTCGCAGACCTAGACATCAAGGTTATTCTTCTAAGATACCCTAACGACGAATGTGCGAAACTCAACGGTAAGACCTATCAGGAAGAACTTGACTACATAGTTACTAGTGAGAAACGCAATCGATTCATCACCAATCTCACAGTTGACCAGAAAGGGAACACTCTGGTATTGTTTCAGTTCGTAGAGAAACATGGTAAAGTCCTATTCGACATGATCAGGGATGCGGTCGGAGAGGATCGAAAGGTGTTCTATGTCTCAGGTGAAGTTGATGCGAGTGATCGTGAACAGATACGTGGAATAGTGGAGAAACAGAAAGATGCTATTATCGTCGCCTCACTTGGCACTTTTAGTACTGGTATCAATATTCGTAATTTGCACAATATCGTTTTCGCTACACCTAGTAAGTCGCAGGTCAAGGTACTCCAATCAATCGGTCGTGGCCTCAGAAAATCTGATGACGGTTCTGTTACTAAGTTATTTGACATTGCTGATGATTTTCATATGAAGGGGTATCGCAACTTTACTCTGAGACACAGCGCAGAAAGAATCAAGATATATACTAAGGAAGGATTTAAATATAAAGTCTTCCCTATAAATCTGAAAGGATAGATCATGTCAACAAATATAAAGCAGTTAAAATTAAGTACTGGTGAAGAAGTGATCTGCGAAGTTATCGAGGATGATGATTTCGAAGTCATTGTTAAGAATGCTCTTAAGGTGGTGTCGAAGATTCAGGATGGGTATAAATTCTATACCTTCAAGAACTTCATGATCTATCAAGATCAACCTCATTCGTTACAGGTCATTCGGGCTGACCACATTGTTTCATATGCAGTTCCGCCTAAAGATTTGATTATAGAGTGGGAGACTGGATTGCAACAGATGTACGAACAGGGTGAAGAAGAACCTCAAATGATGGTATCAGGAGATTCGGATAGTAACATTATACCCTTTAAACCGTTATTGCACTGAGGGTATATTCAACCCTGCCCGGAAACTTAAAGTATTATATCATAGATTTTTTATTATGTCAAGACAAATTGTAGGATTTACCGCTTCAACCTTTGATCTGTTACATGCTGGTCACGTCTCTATGTTAAGAGAGTCGAAGGAACAGTGTGACTATCTGATCTGCGGACTGCAGGTCGATCCCTCTATGGACAGACCGGAAAAGAACAAACCCGTCCAGACTCTAGTAGAGAGATACACTCAACTGGCGGGTCTTCGTTTCGTCGATGAGATCATCCCCTATCAGACCGAAGAAGATTTGGAAGACATTCTGAAGATGGTCAACATCGATGTACGCATCATCGGTTCCGAGTATAAGGATAAGACGTTCACAGGACGTGCGACTTGTGCAGCTCGTGGAATCGAAATCTATTTTAACCAGAGGGATCATAGGTTCTCTACCAGTGATCTGCGGAAAAGAGTAGTTGACAGTGAGACCCAATCTGGTTTATAATATGCAAAATATGAGGAGTAATAGTACCAAATGAAACCGAAAGATAAACCACATTACGTCAACAACAAGGAGTTCTCTCAATCAGTAGTAGACTACTGTGAAAGGGTTGCTTGGTGTAAGAAAAAGGGTGACACAACACCGATTGTCCCCAACTATATCGCTGAGTGTTTCCTGAAGATTGCGGAAG